ATGAATATCTTTATTAATATTTATAATCTTTATTCTTTTCTATAACAAGAAACTCTATCTGGATCAAGCCATTTTACATACTCAAAATCTTCTATAGCAGTCATAAGTTGCATCTCATTATCTAGAAGATACATATCCCTGTATCGACCAGTGTAGGAATCTACTTTTTGGATACGATAATCAGGTTTGCCATTAATTTCAAGAATACCAACTTGAACGTATCGATAAGGAAAACGCTCAAGAAGCACAGTGGGTTTCCTGATAACTTTCATCAGGCAACCTCAACTGCTTCAAGATCTTGAGCGATATAATCAATCAACATTTCATAATCGTCAAGGGGGTCACCAGAAAATACGACGCCTTCATTTTCATAAAAGCGACGGACCTTTTTATAAAGTTTCGGATTCTTTACATCAAGGTAGATTTCCCCGTTAGCAGCAAGACGGAGAGTGCTAACATCTTTCTTGAATTTTGTAATCAGAGACATTGTTTTGTTTTGTTTGCTTTAGTATTATAAGGTGCTTGAGGTTTTATGTCAAGTGTGCCAGTCTTAAAACTGGCTATCGGGGTAGAAGGTACTGCCCCCTCTTCGCTGCGTCCCAAACGCAGAGTTATACTTTTCTACTATACCCCGTTTCACCATTATTTAGTTCGGTGTATAAGCATTATACCTATAATCGGTGGAATAATCAATCCCCCTCCACAAATACCTAACCATACTGGACTTGCTGCAAGTGTTTCTACCAAATGAAAAATCATCTTCCTCTCCAATTCTTATATTCAAAGTAAAAGTATTGGTCTACCTCATCAAGACCGCTTAGAGGGGCATTTACACCCCACTCAGACCATTCTAAACAAAACTGTTTGATATCGTGATTGTTTAGTATTGAATGTCCATGTATTCTCACAAAAGATGACATAGCAAAATGATACTTCTTATTGTGGGTAGGCATTGTGAAGTCCCCAGTTTATGAATAGAGCAATTGCCGAAAAAAGTAAAATGGCAGATATGGAAGTTTTCATTACATTCCTCCGTTTCTAAATCCGACTATGTATCCGATAATAACTCCACACATAAATGCCACAAACATATAGAGCATATGTGAAGTAAACTCAATGAATAATAACCAGTCCGTCGTCGTAATCATCGTCCTCGTAAGTAGATGGTTCTTCAAATAATTCAATCATTTTTTGTTTCAAAACTATTTCTTGTAATTCTTGTAAATCTTCTTCTGTTAAACTTATCATTTGTCCTTTAAAAGTTCTTCTAGTCTTTTACGCATACTGGAACTTTCTTGCTTCATATAGTCTCTGAGTGAATATCCTCTTTGACCTTTCATGATACAAGTGCCTTGATAAAACATAGTTCCAGCAAATACTAAAAAGAAAACAATTCCTACTATTTCAGGGTAATATCTAACCATGGGAATATGGGAGGAATAACGCCAACAAGTCTTAAAAGTCCCTCAGCAAATAAAGCAAGAACAACCCAACCAACACACATAGAAATAATGGAAGCATTCCGATTGTGCCTTCGTATAGCAGCATCAATCATCTCCTGAACTTCTGCGTGTGTCACATAATCATCATCAAAAGGTTCCATCATTTCTCGTCTCCAAGAAACTTTGCAAGAGGATCTCTCCTTGTTTTTACAATTTCAACTGCTCTTTTATAAAACATATTATCAATGTTACCAGAAGATTCGAATGTCTCCTTGATCTTCACCCAATTATCGTAGGTGTGCTGATCCATAGGGTTTAGGTTGAATACTACTAGTTATACTAGTGGATGTTTTTACTATGTCAAGTTTGTGTTGATACAAAAATATAGATTAAGAAAATCTAAAAATTTGCAATATTTGTAACAGAGAATAATGGAATCGAACCATCAGGCGTAGACCTGGCATCGCTTTCAAGGCGAGTTACCAACCATTGGTGCTATTCTCTAAGAAGTCTTTATCGGACTTCAAAATCTAAACGTCTTACTTTACGCTGACGCCTTGCCTCTTGCCACAGAATATCTTCTTGTGTAAGAACACCAGATTTTGTTTTGTTATGATAAGAGTTTAGCATAACAACTTGTCCCAAGTCAACTGCCGAAATCTTATCTCCACGAACTGTTGCCATATTTGAACAACCGCAAGATACTGTTTTTGTTTGATGCCCTTCTATCTCCCTACCACAAGAGCGGCATCTGATTCTTAAATTTTCCATTTTTCATTATATGCAATTTATTTTATTTTTCAGTAAATGATCTTAAAAACCAGATAAATTTACCGTGTGCTTCATTTAAATCATCAAGAAGATTTGTAGTTCCTCTTGACTTAAATTCCTCAGAAGCTTCTGCTGCTTCAGAAAACATTTCTACAAGTTTTTTATGATCTTCAAGTAAATCTTGAATCATTTCCATTTCAGAAATTCCACTTTTTGCTTCAGTTACTCTCGATACTTCTGCAACTCTTGATAGTGAACTAATAGGTTTTGCTCCAAGAAAACGAATATGTTCAGAGATTCTATCAATCTCTTCAAATAAAGCGGTATATTGTTCACCAAATAATGTATGAACTTGATAAAAATCAGGTCCAATAATATGCCAATGATATACCCAGGTCTTTTGAAACAAAACAAAAAGACTTGCTTGAGTATCTGAAAGTATCTTATAAAGTTTTTCCATTATACCAGTTTTTAGGTATTTATAATGGGCAAAGAGGGATTCGAACCCCCGACTTTCTCCGTGTAAAAGAGACACTGCTACCGCTGAGTTATTCGCCCTAAAAAAGTCAAGATTGACTCATCATATATTCTACAGTATTTGCCACATCATTCATAGCATCACGAAGATCTGGTCTTTGTCCTGCTTCTTGTTTTACAATTGGACGAGAATCATCACATAATGTCCAACGCCAAAGTTTCATTGATTTACAATACCAGAGATTAATTTTCATTCTTTGCGTATTCTAGTTTGATCCAATTGATAAGAGCATTAATTTCCATTATTTTCTCTTCATTGAAATCAAACTTTTTATTAAAAAGATAAAAATCAAGTGCTTCAATAGCAACTTCTCTATCACGTTGGGAAATAAGAGACATAAAACTCCTAACTCGTAAACTATAATAGACTAAAAAGGGGGTTTTGTCAACCCCCCCTCCCTATATCAATCAAAATGAATACTTTGCACCTAGTTTGAAATTAGAAGTCAGGTTCTCAACCTCACCACCAGTCAGTGCCCAATATTCACCATAAACATTAAGTTTTTCAGTGACATCTACTCCACCACCAATCTTGCCAGATAGTTGAACGGTAGTATCTCCACCATCAGGAGTAACTAGTGCAGGTCCAATCTGTCCATAATATGAGAAGTTCCCAGAAGAACCCTCATATCCTGCGTGTGCTTCAGTAATAGTTCCAGCATAACTTGAACCCGAAAGTGCAGCATTTGCCTCAACGTTTACAAAAGGTCCTGCAAAAGCAGGACCAGAAATCATAGAAGCAAAAGCAAAAATGATTGGATATTTCATATCATTATGTGATAATTTATTTTATGTATATCAGTTACCGATACGACCAACAGCAATACGTGCTTTATTCAGAACACTTCCAGAGAGAGGAACATATCCAAGATCATCAGCAATAGATTGTGCCTTAGTGCTCAGAGCATAGTTGATAGCAGCACGAATACTATCAGTCTTTGCACCATTACCTTTATTATATGCAAGAATCCAAGTCAAAGTAGAAATAGGATAAGCATTTACACCTGCAGGATTGGGATTTTCACCAGCAAGGTTAGCGTCCAGAGTAATACCATTCAGAGCAGCAGAACCAGTTGCAGCAGAAGGTCCAACAAACTTACCTGCCTTGTTTTGAAGTACAGCGGCTTGGAGCTTATTAGCACGAACAAATCCAGTGTTCACATAACCAATCGCACCAGCAGTGTTCTTGATAGTTCCAGAAACACCTTCGTTACCTTTTGAACCAACACCAGTAGGCCATTTGACTGCCTTACCGACACCAGGATCCCAACCACCAAATGCATCTAGAGAGTTAGTGAATGCGAAAGTAGTTCCAGAACCATCAGAACGGTGAACCACAGTCACAGGACCAGCAGCACAACCAAGTGCCTTCCAATCCTTAATGCGTCCAGAGAAAACATCAACAGTCTGCTTCTGAGTGAGTTTCAGTTTGCATCCAGGTTTGTTATAAGCAATAGCAATCGTTCCACCCACCATCGGAATTTGAACGACACCACGCTTCACTTGCTTTGCTTCTGATGCTTTGATGGGTTCATCGCTTGCGGCGAAATCAACCGTTCCCGCAATGAATTGGCGAACACCAGCACCAGAACCAACGGACTGATAATTAACCCTATTCCCAGAAGTTCGTGCATAATCTTGGAACCATCGTTGATAAATTGGTGCAGGGAAGGTAGCACCAGCACCATTCAAAGTAGGTCCGGCAAGAGCAGCGGCAGGAGCAGCAACCAGACCAATAGCAATAAAGTTTTTGAGTTTCATAAAAAGTTTGTTTAGAAGTGAATTGACTTCGTAAGTAATAATACTAGAAGACAATCTTAAAGTCCACTAAGGTTTGGTTAAGGTTTTAAAATGAGCACTCATCATAACAAGATGGGAGAGGGTCGCACAATCTTTTATGTAATTTTTTATGGCAACTATGACATAAGCACCAACATTTTTTAATCTCTTCATCTATTCTCTTTTTGCTATATGTTTTAAAATCCTTTACACATCCATCTTTTTTGTTTGGGTCTATATGATGAAATTCTATATCGTTCTCACTTTGACAAAACAAACAAGGTTTTTTTAGTTGTTGAATATAATTTAAATTATCTTTCCACCTTTGTCCCTTTTTCTCTATGTGTTTTTTATATTTTTCCAAATCAGAATAACTTGATTTTTTAAATGCTTTTAGTAATACCTCTTCTTCCATATCCAATAAAAAAACCTATACTATTTAGGTGGTTTTTTCCACAAATAGTATAGGTTTAATTTTTAGCACCCCAGAAAGGGGTGGTTCCACTCAGGTTATGAGAGTTTATCAGAAACGGAAAGTGGTCTGGATTACACCACCCCAGTTAGAGGAGTTATCGGCAAGACGCTGGTTATCGCTTGCGTAGAAGATAGCGGGTGTGACACTGATGTTATCAGACACTTGATACTTGTAGAAGATTTCAAGCATCGTTGCTTTCTCAAGGTCTTCACCAGTAGGTGCTTGACCGATAGCAACACCAGCAGAGTTACCACCAACAAACACATCTTCCCACTGAACAGCCGCCATCCAAGACTGACTATCGGTAGCAGCACTAGTAGTACCACTTACAGTATTCCAACCATAACCTGCGGAGACAGAAGGAACAATACCAGACTTCTTAGGTTGCCAGTATGCGTTCAGAGCATAACCGTTAGAGGTTTGCCCAGGAACCAGAGTACCAGAAGAACCATCTAGACCGTTATAAGTACGAACACGAGTGCCTTCAGTACCATAGCGATAACCAAATGCAGCACCCCAATTAGTACCACGATAACCAATTTGTGCAAGAGTGTTCAGAGCACCAGTCTCATCAAACTCACCTTTGGAACTATCTTGACCTGCTTGGGCGACATAGTTTACGCCAGCAATAAGACCCTTCTTACCATACTGAACACCGAAACCAGCACCAGTTGCCTTGTTATAGACGCCAGGAGTACCAGCAACAGCAAAGAAGTCAAGAATACCAGACTTATATGCAGAAGGCATCCAAGCAATCTCAGTGTTACGAACTGCAGCACCAGCAGTCAGAGTTGCTTTATTATTAAAAGCAGGGAATGAATAATACAGACGATCGATAACTACATTGTTGCCGACTTCACTGGAAGTGTTGTCTGCTTTGTCCAGTTTGAACAGAGAAGAACTAGAACCAAAAGGATCACTACTAAAGTTAGCAGAACGCAGACGAGTCTTGAGAAGATCCTTACCAGTAAATGAGGTATCCAGGTTCAGACGCAAATCGTAGTTAAATGCAGCGTGAGTAATACCACCACTCTTAGTTTGGTAATCATCAACGTTACCGAGAACGAAGGATGCTTCACCACGGAGTTTGGTGGTAGTGGAGAACTGTTGTGCTTCAAGTTCACCAACTTGAGTTTCCAGAGAAGCAACTTTACCCTGAATTACAGTAAGTTCATTGCGGAACTCATCAGCAAGACGCTTCAGTTCATCAGTTTGTTCGGTTACACGATCAAGGCAAGCATTGAGAAGTGCTGCTGCCTCATAACGAGTCATTGCCTTACCACCACCAAAGGTGCCATTAGGATAACCAGCAACGCAACCATAACGCTCTACGAGGTTGCTGAGTGCCTGATATGCCCAATCGGTAGGTTGTACATCAGACAGTTGATTGATACTTGTAACCTGCTCTGAAGTAGCGTATTGGTTGACTGCTGCCATATTGAGGTCTGCGGCATTCGCAGCAACAGGAGCAACCATTCCGAGAGCAACAGGTGCAAACATCAGTTGTTTGAGTTTCATAAAAATTTGTTTTTGTTCTATAGGACATAATGTGTGACTATGCGAGTAGTTGAGGCACTATCACTTCACGGTATTTATCTTAACAGTTCCTTTGGGATCAGTCAAGCCTTTTCGGTTTTTACGGTTTTATAAGCGGAGTATCGGATTCGAACCGACGACATCTAACTTGGAAGGATAGCGTTCTACCACTGAACTAACTCCGCAATAGTAGGGGACTTTTTTTATTTCCCCAAGTTTTTGTTTGAGAATGACAATTAGGACAAAGAAACCTTAAGTTTTTCATCCTATTATCATTAGGAACTCCATTAATGTGATCTAACTGGAGAGAAAGTGATTTTCCGTTCCAGTCTATTATACCACACTCGCTACATTTATATTCAAGAATCTTTTCTTTAATAATCCTGTTGCGAAGGGTTGTCCTATCATAAGTGGAGTTTTCACAAAATATATTCTCAATAGCATAAGCACTAGTGCTTCTGCGTTTTTTAAAATGAGTAACTATTCCATAATACTCAAAGTCTTTTCTCAAAGCAGAATAAGTATTACTGCTCTTATTAAGACCTAATCTTCTTACAACCTCAGACATAGATTGAGCACCATCAACTGCTTTTAAAAGTTCATCTTTGGTTCTCATCTGATTAGCACATATACACTTCATATTTAGGGAAGTGTATTTCCTCCACACGGACATATGAAGTATAAGACATAATAACTATTATGTCAAGCCCCCGACAAGACTTGAACTTGCGACAACGGCTTTACAAAAGCCGTGCTCTACCAACTGAGCTACAAGGGCGAAAGGTGATGAGTGCCCATCACCAGCGGAAGACACTCTCCGCAACGAGCGGGGGTGATCAAGTCCCCGACCTAAGAAAACTTAGGATTTAGTAAGTCGGATATGATGATCCCGACTCTTATGGAAGACCCAGACATTTCCAGACCTTCCAACTCCCCCTCCTGGGATCGAACCAGGGACATTCTGATTAACAGTCAGACGCAACTACCGCTGTGCTAAGAGGGAATAAATTTATAAATAAAGGAGGTATTATAGGCACAACTGCTTCGTTAGAGAAGCAAAGAGAAGAAGCAAAAAAATGCATTCTAGTTTGTGCAAATTGCCATCGTGAAATTCACGCCAGACTTACTATGTATAAGGAGAAGGAGAGCTCTTGGATGAATCCGCAGGATCACTTCCCCAGTGGAGAATAGGAGACTCGAACTGCTAATAAGTGCTTGCAAAGCACCCGTTATACCGTTTAACTAATTCCCCAAATTGGAGGCGGGGGGTGGAGTTGAACCACCTACCTGAAGCTTATGAGACTTCTGTGCAACCGTTACACTTCCCCACGATGATGGATTAAGTGTGATACACCTCATAAGGATGTAACAGTGACTTAA